ACACAAACTAAAGGGAATGACAAACCTTACGTTATTTACTTGTTTTCTAACCTAGGTTTAGTCAGCTATTGGGAGCACACCTATGTCTACGGCGAACGTTTAGACGAAATCGCATACAAATACTACAAACGACCTGAGTACTGGTGGATTATCCCTGAGTACAACCCAGCAATTGCGGACATTAACAACATTACTCCTGGAACGGTATTAAAGATACCAAATGTTTAATTACATATCCGTTAACTTTCCTGAGACTACACTTCAACCAAAGATTGTGTACTCTGCTAACTTACATCAAAAACGGTATCACCATGAGCTTTTAACCCTTAACTTTAAAGACTGGGGTTTAGAGTACGACGTTGTACGCCCAGGGTTTCCTGTACAGGCTACTATCTATGGCAATAATGAAAAACGCGATTTCTATGGGTATATTCACCATATCAATGTGGATAGAACTCCAGGAAACAACTTTAGTGAAGTTGTCGTAATAGGGGCGTCTTTTGCCATGAAACAGCAACAACAAACAATTTACAAGAACGTGACTGCCGACGATGTTATTAAGCAAATTGCAGCTAAGTATAACTTTGCGGTTTACGCGGTAAATCACCCACGCGTGTACCCACAGGTAGCCCAAGCTGGTCACTCTGATTGGGAAATCATGGTTCGTTTAGCAAAACAATGCGGTTACACTTTGCGTACACAAAACACAGAACTTTACTTTCAACCTATTATGCAAGATTTTACTAAATACCGTTCAGAAGCCCCTAAGTTTGAAATGAGACAGGCTAATGACCCACAAGGTTCTAGTATTTATTCATTTAAACCTATAATTGGTGAATCTATTCAATACGAAGATGCCACTAAAGCCGCTGTAGCTATTGGCGGCGTAGACATCATTAACAAAGCTCCAATTTCCCTTACCCAACAAATAAGAAGCGCTAAAACAAGAACAAAAACACAAGTTGAGTTCTTTGACCGATTTGCTACAGAAGTGGTAGCCACAGATTCAGCCGTTGCTGGTTATGAAGCAGAAGCGGCGGAAAACAGAAACTACTTCCCTTATAGAGCTACAGTAGAAGTCATTGGTCACCCAAACCTACGACCAGATATGCCAGTCTTCTTAGATGGAATCAGCGAACCTTACTCTGGTTATTGGGTAGTTCTTGAAACCGTACATTGCATTGTTGAAGAAGAGCTAAACCGTCAAAAGTACACAACTATCCTTACAGTGGGTATTGACTCTCTTGGTAAAGCGGCTCAGTGGACTGATAGTCAAACAGTTCTAGCCCCAGATTACACACCTAAAAGAACTATCTTTCCTGATGTACAACAGACAAAGATTGTCCCTAAAACAGTTCTTAATAAAAGAACAGAGCGAGTAAGCCCTCAAGATAAAGGCAGTTTTGGTAACCCTCAAAACAGAGCCAAACCAAGCGTTAACGGTCGTTCCACGGACCCTTCTTTATGGCAAACCGATACTTACACATTAGACCCTATTTTTGTAACTACTAATAAACCTGCGTTTATCATAGACAGGCTTGCGCAGAAGTACGGGTGGGTATGAGCGAAGATAAGCGTTTTTACGGCATTTACCATGGCATCGTTATGGATACTGCAGACCCACAAAATAAAGGAAGAATTAAAGTTCAAGTGCCTCAAGTTACTGGAATTGCGGTAACTGATTGGACAGACGTATGCAGTAGTGGTGGCAGTTTGATGTCAGCTTCTGCAGTTGGTGACACAGTTTGGATTCAATACATTGCTGGAGACCCTAACTTTCCAGTATGGATGGGAGTAGTACTATGAGTAAAGCCATTTCATTGCCTTTTAGCTTTGACGCATCTGGCTCAGTAAGCACCACGTTAGATTCTGCAAAGATATGGCAAGACCGTGTCGTTATTGCGGTTATGACCTCTATCGGCGAACGCGTAATGCGCCCAACATACGGTAGCGATGCCCCTAAGACAGTTAATGAGAACGTCAATGACGCACTTGCGCTTATTAAGCAGAGTGTAGCGGTGGCCTTTAGCAGATGGCTAACCTCTTTAACTTTGCTTGGGGTCAAAGGTTCTATTGACCCAACTGATGGGTACCTAGTAATTGAAATCTCATATAAGTATAGACAGCAAGACAATGGGCAATCTGTAAAGCTTAAGACCGCAATTCTCAGCCGTAGCGGTGACACACTTCTGGAGGTAACAAATGGCTAATAAGTATGTTCCGCAGGTAGACTATACATCTAGAGACTACGCGTCTATCAGAGATGATATGACCGCCCTTATTCCAGACTACGCACCCGCATGGACCAACCGCGACCCAGCGGACTTTGGCATGACCTTGCTAGAGCTCTTCTCATACATGGGCGACCTTCTTAACTATTACATTGACCGTTCAGCTAACGAAGCCTTCATCGGTACAGCTAGCCAGCGTGACAGCGTACTTCAAATTGCACAACTTCTTGGTTATAAGCCTGTAGAGAGCACAGCAGCCACAGTAACTCTTACGTTCCAAAACTCAACTGCTGGGGTTATTACGGTTCCAGCGCTTACACGAGTCGCAACGACTGTTGTATCTAACAGCTCTACGTCTCAAGTTATCTTTGAAACTAACTCAGCTATCAGTGTTCCCGCAAAATCGGGTTCAACTAATGGGTCCCAGACAGTAGCCGCAACTCAAGGTGTGACTATCTCTGGAGAACTTATTGGTACAGGCACAGGACAAGTAAACCAGGTTTACAAACTATCTCAAACGCCAGTAATTAAGAACAGCGTATCTATTGTTATTGGTGGGGTTAACTACACTCAAGTTCCTTACCTTATTGACTATAACAACTATGACCCTGTGTTCTCTGTGTATACCAATGCAGCAGGGGTTTCTTACGTACTCTTTGGTGACAATATCAGTGGTCGCGTAGCTCCTAACACCCAACCTATTTATGCAACTTACCGTATTGGTGGTGGCGTAATTGGTAACGTAGCAACAAGTACTATCAAATCTATTATTACTAATAACGTATCTGGTTTAAGCGTGCTTAACTCATACGTATCTCCAACAGATAGCGGAGCTGCTTCTGGCGGTGCTGACGCTGAATCGACAGACTCTATTCGTGTAAACGCCCCACTTAGCCTTCGCGCTCTTAATCGTGCCGTGTCTTTATCAGACTACTCAGCGTTAGTTAAAGCAGCAGGTGTAGCAAAAGCTAACGCGGTAGCCGATGTGTACAGCAGCGTTACTGTGTATTTTGCCCCATATGGAGACAGTGGAGTTCAAACAGACGGAGTTACCGCGTCTACTGTATTTAATAACTTAGTACCTACACTTAAAACGTATTTAGCAGACAAAGCACCAGCTAATACAACTGTTACTTTCCAACCACCTTCATATGTAAAAACTGATTTAACAGCAAGCGTCGTGGTTCTACCTCAATATAAACAAAGTTTGGTTAAGACAGCTGTTCTTGCTGCCGTATCTAGCCTCTTTGCATTTGATAACGTAGCTTTCCAAGACACTATCTACCTAAGCGACGTTATGGCAGCAATTAAGTCAGTAGACGGTGTGGCCTCCGTTCAAGTACAAAAGCTTGTACGTAAAGACCAAGACCAAACCTTTGCGGTAACTAACAAAGCAATTACTTCTAACGTAGCAACTATCACCACGTCCGCAACCCACACTATAACTCAAGGTCAAACAATCTCTGTTTCTGGTGTTGGTTCAGGTAACGGAGACTTTGATGGGACTTATATAGTTACTGGCGTCACTTCTACCACAATTAGCTACGCAAACGTATACACAAACGTGGTGTCTTCCGCGGTTACACCTAACGGCTCTGTAACAGCTCTTAATGTAAAAGATATTATTTGCGCAGCTTCTGAGATTCCGCAACTTGACGTAACTAGCCCTTATCCAAACATTACTTACAGCGGAGGAATTACTAGCTAATGTCACGCTACGGACTTAATTACTATAACTTAGCTAACTACGGTACAGACAACCCAGTTAGCTATGTAGCTACCAGCTTTACGGCACGTTCTGAAGGCTATGGTTATATCAACCTAAGTTGGAATAGCCCTTATGGTCAATGGTCTAAGATTAAGTTACTTCGCAACTCTTATGGTTTTCCAGTAAACGCATTTGATGGAACCGTTCTTGACATTAAAGAAGATGGAAACTATGGCGCATTCAAAGAAACTGACCCTACTCAGTACGATGATATTTCTGGTTTAGGTGAAGGACAATTCTATTACTATTCTTTATTTGTATATGAAACTGTTAACTATTCTTGGATTCGCGTTGGAGACGCTATTGGCCTAAACGCTAAAGACTTTGGTTATACAGACACTATGTACAACTATCTTCCAAATGTGTACAAAACTACCAAGATGAACGACCCTCTAGGAAACCTGGATAACCCAGACCTTTATGCGTTTTTGTCTTTATTTGGGTTTCAATTAAACCTATTTAATACCTATACCAATCTTCTTGTAAACCGTTATGACGTACAAAAGGTTGGTGGAACGCTAATCCCATCTATGCTTCAACAGTTTGGTATTGCATACGAGCCTGAAATCGGTTACCAGCAATCTCGTATTTTAGTGCGTGACGCCGTTCAGCTGTACAAAGATAAAGGCTCTTCACAAGGCTTACGTGAGTTTATGAAGTCTTTTACTGGGTGGGCCGTTCCAGGGGCTTCTACAGCCCCTAACCCTGGTATTAACGGTTTGACTCTTAGCGCAAACCTAATGCTTGACTACAACGATTCGTCATTTGAAGAGTCTAACGGTCACTGGGGTTCTACAGATGGCACGGCCACGCTTGCCAACTTAGGTACTCGCAACGTTACTACTGTAGCTCTTACATCTAACGTAGCCACAATTACTACAGATAAAGCTCATGGATACGCAATAGGTAATAAGGTTTACATTAAAGGAAGCCCTCTTCCTTTGTTTAACAGCTCAAGTACCTCTCCAGTAACAATTACTGGAGTCACTACAAAGACATTTACGTTTGCTCTTACTGGAACCAACGTTGTTGCAATTAATGCTTTTAACAATGCTACTAACGCATACCCAACAGTTAACCCGTCCCCCGTACCTTGGGCTGAATCCACAGCGCCTGCTTTATTCCCTAATAAACAAAATGGAATTATGGCAATTAAAAACGCTAGCGGAAGTACTCAAACAATTACGGTTTCGTGTGGAAAAGCTGCCCCAATTACTAAGGGTATTCCCGTAACAGAAGCTTTAGTTTACAGTTTTAGTGTTTACGGGGTATCTGGCACTACTGGACGCGCTCTTACTTTAGGCATTATTTGGTATGACCGTTTTGGTGTAGCTATTGGTTCCCCTGTTACTTCAAGTGTTGGAACTATGTCAACGGGTGCGTTTTCAACTCGTTATTCTATATTAAATAAAACAGCCCCTACTGGAGCTACTTATGCGGTACCTGTTATTACAGTTGCGGGAGTTGTGGCTAACGAATGGCATTACTTTGATGCCGCACAGTTTGAACAAAGTGCTACGGCTTCTAACTTTGATGAAGCTCGTCAAATCCACATGACTCTTCGAGCTGACCGTATTAATGAACTTACAAATCCACATTTTGCGCAAACTGGTAGCGGCCCAGTAGCTGTAGCTCCTTGGAAAGCTACAAACGCAACTTTTGCTATTAGCACAACTAGTCACGAACCTGGCGTAACGGTGTATCCAATTGTTTATAAAACAAGAACAGGAACAACTGTTCGTTTAGAGACAAGCGTTTCCCACGACTACAAAGCAGGTTCTGTAATTGTTGTGGCTGGTATGGGCTCCCCTTATGATGGGACTTACACAGTTACGGCTGTAGGAATAGGGTCATCTACTAACAACCCATACTTTGAATACACTACTGGCTCTAGCGCAACTGTTACAAGAGTTGCTAGCACTGGCGGAACTGTTTACTTTGGCGGAAACGCTTTAGAGCTAACTGCTACTGGGGCATCATCAGTTATATCTTCTTGGGATGGGTCTACTAACTCACAGCTTATGGGTATTTACTACCCAAGTACCCCATATACATTTAGCTTCCACGCGCAGGTAAATAGCGGAACAGAATCCGTAACTCCTACAATTACTTGGTATAACTCTAGTTACGCGGTTATAGGTTCAACTGTTACAGGTACCTCTACCAATATCTCTAGTACAGGTACTAACTGGACACGTCCATATTTAACAGCTACAGCCCCGTCTAATGCGGCTTATGCAAGCGTTGGTATCAACTGGACTACCTCTTCAAACGGAGACGTACTAAGGCTAGATGCGGCTTTGTTTGAAAACCAATCTGCTTTGTTTCCGTTCTTTGATGGTTCAAAAGGAGATGCTGGGCAATACGACCTTGTATGGGAAGGCTCACAGGATGCTAGCCGTAGCCACTACTACAAGAACCGTTTTGCGGTTCAAACACGCCTTGGAGGAGCCGCCTTTACTAACCAGCTAATGCTGGGAACTACTGTGGCGGTATACCTAGCACAGCCAAAAACGTAGTAGTATTCCGATATGGATTTACTACTACTTGGATGCTTTGTAGGGTACATATTGGCGGTTATAGACCCGCTGTTGTCTATCCTTGCTATGTTCATAAGCGGACGCGCCGTTAGTTCTATTATGTCTTTAATCATTTCATTTGTTGGAACGTTTTTAGTTAATCCGCACCATATCCAGGGTTTTGTACTTTATTCATTTGCTGGAGCATTTACAGGAAGTTTTCTTCTAGCTGCTGCAGAACGTCTAAGTACATACAAACCTGTTTTGATTAACCAATCTAAAAACTAGTGCTAGTCTAGGCCTCCCCTAACGAGGAGGTCCAATGGACAAATACTATGTGTTAGTTACTGGTAGCGGAACTACTAGTCGCGCTAATTTAGAGGCGCTTATGGAAGACCACTTCTACGCAAATGACCGAGATGGTCAAGGAGTGGTGTTGCTTGCTTACGAAGAAAAACCAAGTCAAGGACAAACGTTTGCTGCACAACTTGCTAAAGACAAAGGCAAAGACATCATTGTGCTTACTACAGAAGCTGGACGTTTTGATGGTTTACCTGGAGCCAGCGTTAAAGTAGAAGCAGAACCAATTAAAGCCGCTAGTAAAATGATGGCTGGAGAGCGCTCTGTTGCATTCATCTTATGGTCTGATGAAGACGAAGAGTGCATAGACACACTAAGCCATTGCAAGGGCGTATCAGTTCCCTGTTTTAACCTAACCGATGGATTAAATGCTCTTAACTCCCCTGAAGATTTAAAGCCGTCCGTTAAACCCATCATCCCAAAAGCCGAAACCATTAAAGAAGCTGAGGAGGAACCAGTAGATGGCGAAGATGAGGCGGAAGAAGACGACGACGAGGACGAAGAAGACGACGAAGAAGAAGACGAGCTCGCGGACGATATCTATTACGGTATTCAAGCGCTCGTCCAAGCAATCGCCAAAGCAGTCGTAGCGGAGCTCCAGAAGGCCCAAGACGAGGCTTCCAAGGACCCTAAGAAGTGATTACAGCCCGTGCTATAGGAGTACTAGAGGAACTCGCTCTAAACTCCAACCACGGAGGCGCTAGAGGACTTTCCCAGATTTTGGGGGAAGGTCGCGATGCCATCCAAAAAGCCATCTCAGACTTACGTGAGCTTGGCTATGTGGCAACCGTGAGCTATGGCAAAGGGCTTAAGATTCTTAAAGTTACAGATGCGGGTTTTCAGTTCCTGGAAAGCCGTACATCGTTACTGCTATCTAGGCTAAATAGCAATTTAAACTTAAATGCTAATTTAGCTAAAAAGCAAACCGAATATCTCGTGGACGAGGAATACGTAAAAGTAGATTTGGAAGTTGGAGGAGACATGAGCGATTTCCCTGAGTCGTACGACCCTGAGGACATTGACAAGGCCCGCGAAAGAGCCCGTCAGTCAAAGTACCAAGAGCGCGAAGAGATTAAAGCCAAAGAGAACGAGAAGCGTATGCAGAAGCGTTCTACCGACCCAGGCAAGTGGAGCGCTACCGACAGCGCTTTTGAGTTTGCTGAACAGATGCACAGCCTTTGGTTTATCAAGCCTTGGCAAGTTACCCGCAGTCGGTTTAGGATTGCGTTGTCAAAGGCTCGCACCGACCACGGCACCGATGGCACTATTGAAAAAGCAATGATGGAGTTGTTCTTTCAGAAGCTTGCTCACAACAGTCAATTAGACGACCCAGAGATTGTTTGGAAGAGTTTCATCAAACAGTTCGGTAGTCTTAAGCTTCACGTAGAGCGAATGACAATTACCGAAGAAGATAAAGCCGAGGCACAAGAAGTTGCCGCAAGAAGCAGGGAGAAGCTAAAACGTGTTTAAACTTGAAGAGCTAAAGATTCGTAGACGCTCTTGGGTACAGATGGCTAATATCCCAGCTGCTCGTCGTGGTTGGACTCTTGCTGATTGCACTGCAACAAACGAAAACGATATTGCTGACATCAAGCAGTGGTTGGGATTAGTGCGCGACGGAAAGATTATCCGCGCTTCTGGTAATCCTAATTGTGGTTTTGGTTTAATGCTTATGGGAAGTCCTGGAAATGGAAAAACCACTATTGCATTATCAATACTTCAAGAGGTGCTCACTACATTTCCATTAGAGTCTTTGGATGTAGAACGGGCTACCCTTACTCGCCCTTGTTACTTTGCAACCTTTAATGACATCATTGAGCTAAAGGGGCGCCTTATCGAGGGCGGGACAGACGAAGAGGAAACTCTATATGCTGGAATGCTTGGTGACTGTGCAAACGATGTGTATAACATTAGGATTCTTGTTATAGATGACATAGGAAAAGAACACGCCAGCCTTTCAGGGTGGCAGAAGAACCTTCTTCATCATGTGTTGAGGACACGTTTTAACAACGGATTGCCTACCATTGTTACTACCAACATTAAGTTGGAAAACTGGGTAGCGCTTTACGGAGATGCAACCGCTAGCTTTGCTAACGAGGCATTTATGTACCTACCTATCGAGTCAAAGCGAGGAGACCTAAGGAAATGAAAGTAAGCGACGCCCGTTTGGTGCAGGTCTTCCTCAGTCAATCACAGACTCCTGGTCCAAGCATCTACGAAGTGTCAGCTACAGAGCCAGGGGATTTGTCTTGTACATGTCCTGGGTTCAGAGGTCGTGGCAGTTGCAAACACGTTAAGTTTGTACAATCGCGACTTGATAGCAACAATGGGAACTACCCGCTAGAGATATCTAGTCGGGCAACCAAAGAAGATGCGGACCGTGCAAAACGTTCTAACAAAGACTTCCGTGACTTCATTATTAGATTTGGGAAAATAGAGGTCTTTTAATTGAAGAACGGGGATATCAGTAATGAGCTCCCCAAAAGAATAATCGTAGTAACAGACGTATTCTTAGATGTTGAGCTCACCATTACTAAACGGTTTAGGTTTCTTAAAGTACCTAAAGTAGAAAAGAAGATTAGACGCGACATCCTTAGTAGGTTGTATTTAATTACAACTCACAAGGGTGTTACTTTAGAGCTTGTTTCGTTTAACTTAGACGACGAACAGCTTGCTGAAACTATGGATTATCTTGACAACATGGGTACTAATCCATTTAGATACTTCTCTGCATACGAATCCAGCAATCATTTGGTTGCTGAGTTACCATACAGGCCAGAAGTAATTGGCGTACTAGATATACCGAATAACTTACTACGATACGGACACTGGGGATTGGACTTCACTAACTTATGAACAACGAAGCAAAGTTACTTAGCAAAGTTATTGAGTCTCGCAGTCTTGGGTTTATTCTAGAACGCGGCGTTGCCGAATCTTGGTTTGCAGATGCAGCAGATAAGAAGTTATTTCGTTTTCTTGTATCGCATTACTCTGAGTACCAAGAGTGTCCCAGCCTTGATGTTGTTCAAGACAACTTTCCTACTTATCAAGTACTTCCAGTTGAAGACAACCTTGAATACTTTATTGACAAGCTAGTCAACAATCGACGCAAGCTTTCTATTATTAGCACTATTGGCAGTGCGCTTACTGCAATTGAAAAAGAAGAAGACCATGAGCAAGCACTTCTTGCTATGGAACGCGGGATTGTTCGTTTGGAAGAAGAAGGTCTTACTAAATCTAATGATTTGGAAATTACACAGGCAGCCAAGAAAGCTGTAGACGAGTACAACTTTCGTAAAGCTAACCCTGGGTTGCTTGGTCTTCCTACAGGTTTCCCAACTATGGACGAAGCTACTTCTGGATTACAGCCAGGGCAGTTGATTGTTATTGTGGCACCTCCTAAAACAGGTAAGTCCACCCTTGCTTTGCAGATTGCTATTAACGCCCACCTCAACGGCAAAGTTCCTATGTTTATGTCTTTTGAAATGAGCAACGCCGAACAGAAGAGCCGTTACTACGCTATGCGCTCTCGCATTAGTCACAGGCGCCTTATGACAGGTACTTTGACTGACGATGAAGAGAAGCGCTATTTTAAGATTGTAAACAGCATTGAAGATATGAGAGACAAGTTTTGGTTTGTAGATTCAGCTAACGGTCAGACCGTAAGTGCCGCTGCTAGCAAGATTCAAAGCAAGAACCCAGACATCGTATTTATTGACGGTACTTATCTCATGATTGACGAGCAGACTGGTGAATCTAATACACCACAGGCTATTACTAACATTACCCGTTCTCTTAAGCGCTTGGCTCAGAAGATTAATAAGCCAATTGTTATTTCTACTCAAGCTTTGACGTGGAAGATGCGCGGTGGGCAGGTAACCGCCGACTCTATTGGTTACTCATCTTCTTTTCATCAAGACGCAGACGTTATCTTTGGTCTACAACGTGAAGATGAAGCTGTAGACGACACTCGTTTGTTACGTGTTATTGCTAGCCGTAATGGTGGGCTTAGCGAATGTGCTTTAACTTGGGATTGGGATACTGGCGCATTCCGTGAGATGAATGAAGATGACCTATGACCGTAGAGGAGATGGAACAGACTCTTAACCGTTTAGGTATTGAAGTGCTCAGCACCCGCGGTGATGAGATTCAAGCACATTGCCCAGCCCACGCAGAACGTACGGGCAAAGACGACCGTAAC